TCACCCGGTGGCGCTCCGCGGCGGCCGTTCCCGCTTCCGCACGATACGAGCGCGATCCCGCAGGGTGACCTCGTGCGTCGGCCACTCCAGGCATGCCGCCTCGAACGCGGCGATGGCCACGGCCAGCGGATAGATCGTGGCGAGGTGCAACTCGATGCTGCCGCCGATCTCGCGCCAGACCTCGATCGTGTAGGGGACGCCCGGCGGCACCGGCGGGAGCTTCTTGGCAGCCGGCGGCAGTGTCAGCGCGGCGAGGCAGAGGTGCTCGCACTTCCGTGCGGGCGACGCTCCGGGCGCGCGCTGATAGCGGCATGAGGCCGTCAGGTGCCGCAGGAGGTCAATTGTCGAGATGTCGGCCCCGTAGCGATTGATGAGGCTAGCGACGGTGTAGCGGCCCGAGCGCTTGCAGGTGGCGCAGTCGACGTACACCCGACCGGGCCCCGCATCCCCCAGGTGCCCCATTCTGGTGGCCCTCCGCTCGCGAACGAATACAGAACAAGCCTGAGGCTGGGGCTGCCTTCAAGGTGCCAGTGCCGACGATCTTCGCGACCGGTGGACGATTGTGAATGGCCGCCGATTTCGGCTGTCATGCCATCGGCTTGCCTGGAAATCGCGGTCGGATCAGCGCAGCCCGCTTGTCTGTCCGGCGGTCAGCGTTTTCCCGGCTCGGGTCACGAGCTTCGAGAACGCCAGCGCCGCGGCCGACGCCTGCGCCTCGGACGGGAAGGTCCGATCCGATTCGATCACGGTCAAATGCGTGGCGTCGAGCAGCACCCAGGTCCAGAGGTGGCGGCCGGTGGATCGGATCTCGAAATGCATGGCTGACTCGGTATGCGAGTGGACATACCGGCACCTTGCCCTCGGAAAAGGCTCGCTGCGTTAATGGCTTGCCCGACGCAACATCCTGCGCCGGCTCACCTCAGGCTTGCCCCCGACATCCTCGCAGATCACAAGCGCGATCAGCCGCGCCCCTTGGTCGCAAACTCCCAGACCGGTTGCCCCCAGGTCTGCCCGGGCGTCGTCCGGTAGCCCGAGAACCGGTCGAACACGATCCTGTCCCGCTCCACGCCGACCACCGGGCTGTCGTCGACCATCAGAGCGCCGGCGTACTCGACGCGCAGGAAGCCGTGTTCCGGATGGACGCCGAACAACTGCTCCGCGGTCCAGCTGGCCGGTGCGCCTCGGCGCCATGCTAGTCGAGGAAGGCCAGCGCGTTCGCGCGCATCGCCGCCCATTGCGTCGGAGTGAGGCACCGGCAGGGCGAGGCATGCTCGGACAGGCGCTCGATTTGGTCGCGCCACGAGGCGACGGCGGGCGGGAGGCTGGACATGACGGGCGGAGTTAGGCGCCGGTGTGACGGGGCGTCGCTCAAGAATCCGCCAGTGTCATCTTCATCGACGAGAACGGTAAGGGGTCGGGAGTGCAGCTACGGAAGGCCTAAGATCTATTCAGTGAATTTATGCTGCTCAGGAAGTCCGATTCGAGCCAAATAAAATGCCGCACGGCTCTGCAGGTGCTCCTTATAAGGTGTTTCAAGTCGAGTTCTTCTCTTGGCGTTTCCGCCTTCCGAACACTGTCTATAGATTTCTTTGGGAGACAGCGTGAATAATTTTCTAAAATCAATGATTAGCGACGGTATCCCGACGCTCTCTAGGTCATCTTCTAATTCAACGCGCTGAAGAAGGTGATATCGCTCGTCCTTGTTTAGCATTATCCTTTTGCGGATATCTCTGCCGCCAGCTTCTGCGAGAAGGGTTCCGGCTTCAATTGCGCCATATACGATTACGCCATTGAGATCACCACCTCTTCCGCCCTCTGTCGCGTTAAAATCCTGCAAAAGATCGCAGTCCTGACTAACTATTACAACGTACTGGTACGTAAGAGACTCAATCTCTTCTGCGGCGGGATCGTACACATACTGTATGACACCGGAAATAATCTCCGCTTGTCGCAACTCGCGGGACATCTCGGAGCGCGTATAGATGCGTACTGGCGGCGCTGCGTCTGCTTGGACCGCAGGCAGTTTGGTGGCCGGTGGCGGATCGTCAGCAGCAGGCATTAGTCTTCAAGGGAGAAGTGCGGTTCCCGGCTGGGCTTGAGCGGCTTGTTGAGCTTTATCTTTCTCGGCGCAGCGGCATCCACCTGAGGTGTCCCGCGATCCTGCCAGGAGTATATCTCGAACAGGTTCTGGCAGGCCTCTGCTAGGCTCTTTTCGTTCATGCGCGACAGCATGTAGTAGCAGGCAATAGTGAACATTGCCGAGGCAGGGATTCCGCCGGATGTACCTTCTGTCACTTCCATGCGAGTGTGGAACTTGACCCTACCTGAGCAGGCGTCATCAGTCGCCGTCATGGTCCAGTTGTCGGGGGCCCATTGCATCATGAAGGAAGTCGGTGATGCACCAGCGGAAGGCACGGCCAGATCGCTGATGAAACCTTTCAATTGTGGGGCCTGCATCTCCCAACTCCGTTTTCTTATCTGTATAAAAATCAAAATCTAGAAGGTAGCAAATCTCTTCTTGTCCTTGGACCTGAGCTAGGCCGTGCTGGAAGAAGATTGATCCGACATCATCCAGCATCCTGACTCTTACCGCACGTCTTGCGTCTTCTACCCTGTCTTCCCATTGAGGTAAGCCCATTTCGGCCAGGATTTCCGGCCGGATCAATTTGGACCACGGACACCCTTGCAGCTCTAGCGCAGAGCGCCGAATCACATTGGAATATCGAAGCCCAATTCTTGTGTAAAAGCTCGGCGCATAGTGGGTCACGAGGGCCTCCACCGCCTGCTTGAGATGAGTGCTGAAAATTTCCCAGCGCTCATAACTGCCGGCGCTTAGGGCCAAGCTATCTTTCGTGAGTGTTATGCGGCTGCTGCCGTCCCCAGATCCGAACTGATGAGTGATCGCCGCAAAGGGGGCGCCCATCATTTCCATCACCTGCTGCGGGATCTGCTGGAAGCCTGCAGCCTGCGTTTTTTCGTAGTGTGGGAACGTACCGCGGATTGCTTCCTGAAACTCAGCCGGTAGCTGTGTATCGATGCGAAGGATCGCAGGAAAACGCAGCTGACAAATCACCTCGTTCAGGGGCGACCTGTCATAAATGACCCGTGGCGCTTCGGGAAAAAGCGGCTCCGGCGAACTCATCCCCTGGCTTCCGACCCCATCACAACCGGCACATCCTGCCCTCTCGTCACGCCATCATATAGGTTCGCGAATCAGTCGGGGACAGTAGGTTCGTTGCAAGCTTAACCGTTAACCCGCCAGCCATGCAGCCTCGATGTCGTCAGGCGCATCCTCTTTCCACGCATTGATGCGACCCGCCGCGGCGCATCTGTCCCGGGTGTAACAAGGCATAGACGACAAGGGGCGCAGCCCAGCAAGGTGTCTCGACAGCGCCATCCCGGCGACTATCCTGCCGGGATGCGTGCAGCCCTCGCCGCCCTCGCTCTCGTCATCGCTGCCGGTGAGGCTCGGGCGGCAAGCAAGGTCACTCTGACCGTCAGCCAGTTGCTCGCTGATCCAAAGGGGCACCGCAGCGAGACGGTCGTCGTCCGTCGGATCCGGTGCGTCGATCCAGGGCCTGGCGGGTTCATCTGCGAGGCCAAGGTGGGTGGCCAGCAGTTCCGGTTGGATGCCTCCGGGCTCGGCGGCGGGACGACGGAGGCGATCGCTGAGAAGCTGATCGGCCCGTGCAACGGGCTCGCGGCGCTGGCCAAGCCGACCTGCACTTTTGATGTGACGTTCGTTCCGACCGGCTCGGGCTTCGAGGATGGCGTGACGATTGTCCACACGCCCGAGATCGATATGAACGTCCCGCGGCGTCGGTGAAGCCTCTGGTTGCCGGCGCCGGCAGCACCTCTATCCTGACGGGATGCGCACAACTCTCGCCGCCCTCCTGCTCCTTACCGGCCCAGCCCTGGCCGCCGAGCCGATCGTCGGCCGCGCCTCCGTCACGGACGGCGACACGGTGGTGATCCGCGGGACCCGCATCCGGCTGCACGGCATCGATGCGCCGGAGAGCGCGCAGCTCTGCCAAGACGCGGCCGGCAAGTCCTACCGCTGCGGGCAGGTCGCAGCGCTCGCGCTGGCAGATCGGATCGGCGAGGCGAACATCTCGTGCGAGCCCCGCGACACCGACCGGTATGGCCGCACCGTCGCCGTATGCCGGAAGGGCGAGGAGGACCTGAACGCCTGGATGGTGAGCCAGGGCTACGCCACGGCCTACCAGCGATACTCCCGCGACTATGTCGGGGCTGAGACCACCGCGCGGGCTCTGAAGCGCGGGCTCTGGTCCGGCACGTTCGACCCACCGTCGGACTGGAGGCGCGCCAAGCGGGCCAGCGGCGTCGAGACCCGGCCGGAGATGGAAAGGCCCCCGGCGGCCGCTCCGGCGCCGGTACAGACCGCTTGCGCGATCAAGGGCAACATCTCGCGCAAGGGCGACAAGATCTACCATCTGCCCGGGACGCGAGACTACGACCGGACCGTCATCACCACAGGCTCCGGCGAGCGCATGTTCTGCAGCGAGGACGAGGCGAAGGCGGCTGGCTGGCGGGCGGCGCGCGGCTGACCGGAACTCGGTCGCTCGGCCCCGCCCCGATCTGCTCACGGGGCGGGGAAGCGTCCGATCTCACCAGCTGTGAGCCGAGCCGATCAGCGAAGCGACGTCAGTTCAGTGTGCTCAATGGCATTCTACGAAGGGTGCCGAAAGCGCGAATCCCAAAATCTCAACCTCACTGGCACGCAACGAGGCCGCTTACCGCCTTGGCTGCATCGGCGAGATCGGCCGGGTCGAGCTTCACCCCTGTGATCGAGCCGGGTGTGATCGTCACGCCGTTGCTCTCAAGGAACGAGGCTAGGATCGCGCCCTTGATCGCGAAGTTAATGTTCTGCGGAAAGTCGCCAGACGCGAGGGCGACTTTAAGAACGTTGAGCTTCGACTGAACCACACCGGCAACGTTGCCGAAATTGTCGAGCATGGGCCCGCCGGAATTGCCAGACTGTACCGGTGCGGAGATCTGATAGAACCGTGAATCGTCATTCACGCCTGCCAGAGCGGTGACGTTGCCCAGTGTGAAGTTGCCGGTGTTGGCAAGCATGTCGAGGTGCGGATAACCGAAGGTGGCGACCCCTTCGCCGAGCCGGGCGCCAAGGCGTAGCGGCGCGAACTTGTGGCCCTCGGCGCCGATGACCTGGACCAGGGCCATGTCGTTGGCGGCGTCTGTAGCTTTGACGCTTGCCTTACGAATCTGGCCGTCGGGCGTCTTCACGACCACGTCCTTGCACGAATCGATCACATGGTTGTTCGTGATGAACCGCCCCTGTCCGTCGACGAAGAAGCCACTGCCCGTCGAGATTTTGTCCTCCGGTTTGGCTTGTGCGACGGGCGGCGGCGCGGCGGGACTGGGCGCGGGTGCCAGCACTTTCGGTGCGGGGGGGATCACCGCGGGATCCGGCCGGCTCACCGGTACGACGGCTGGCGCTGCTGCAACGGAGGCGGGCGCCTCTTCCAAGAAACCGGGTGGCTCGACGAACGGCCGGCCGTTCATCACCGCACCGAGCGAGGCCGACATGAGGACGGCGATGCGCTCGCCGCTCACCACACCTTTCGCGTTGTTCCAGAAAGCCGCGAAGCCAAGGATGCCGTTGCCGTCCGCGTGATATCGGACATACTCGTCGTCGCCTTCTCCCGTCGTTGCAGAGATGACGAACCAACCATCCTTGATGACCGAATAATGGATGAAGGTGCCGTTGCCGCGCATCTTCTCCAAGAGGCCCGCATACACAGCCTCCGGCGTCGTGCCGGGGAAGTAGTTGTAGGAGACCTGGAAGCGGTCGTTGGCGTCGCGATAGGTGAGGCCATTCTTGTTGGGATAGGGTCGCAGGCCCATCCCTTGCGGCATCCAGATTGGCCGCCCCCGAACTGGATGACCGATCTCGCGGAAAGCCCACATGTTGAACATGGGGCGCGCTACCGCGAAGAGCCTGTCCGAGGTCGCCTTGTCCAGGCTGCCTGATGGCGTCAGGCCATTGGCGATCTGAAACTCGCGGATCGCATTGAAGGTGTGCAGGGTGAAGCGTTCGGTGGGAACAGCGTTCTGATAACCGGCGCCGATCAGCATGGTCTGCGCAATCACGCGAGCCCGAAGATCGTAGCTCGAATTGAAGCTATCTTCGGCGGGATAGTAGGCTGGCGGACGCGGCGCTGCGCTGACCGAGGACGCGGAAAGAGCCAGGGCCAGCAAGACCGTTCCGCACCGCATGTCAGCAACCTCGTCCCGCGATCGAGATCACATTCTCGCCACAAAATCTAAAGTTGCAACTGGCCTGAATGCGGAGGTCTTTGGCTTCGTTACCTTCAATCTAACGATGTCGCATTCCGAAGCGGGGAGTGCGGCCGGCCGAGACGCGTTTCGAGGATCTCAAGGTGTTCGGATCGTTCCCTCAGCGCCCCGCCAAACCGACCTTCGCCAGCACGATCCCCCCGAAGGCCAACAGCGCCGCCGAGGCCAACCCCCAGCCGATCTTGCGCAGGTCCCGCACCTGCCCGGCGACCTCGGCCAGCCCCTTGGCGGCCTCCGCCTTCGCCCCGTCCACCGCCTTGTCGATCCGCCGCTCGATCTCGTCGCGGGCCACGAAGTGCTCGATGTCGCGCCGGTAGGCCACGCCCTCGAGCTTCTCGTCCATCCGGTCGAGCTTGCCCCCGAGCGCGTCCATCTGGCGGCCGGTCGCCTCCACGCGCTCGATCAGGCGCCCGATCCATTCGGGCAGGTGATCCGTCATGGTCCCGGTCCTTCGCTCGACGCGACCCGACCGTGCCGTCCGGGGCCGGGGCCGTGTCTCGTCCGCCATCGCTGCGCGCCCGCGGCCCCGGGGCTCAACCCTTCGACCCGACCACCTGCGGCACGATCTTGTCGACGGACCGGGCCAGCATGTAGGCGCCGATCCCGACGGTGAGCAGCGACCACAGCTCCGCCGGCACGCCCTTGAGCGCCGCCACCACCTCCACCTGCAGGCCGACCATCGGCGAGACCACGCCGACCCAGGTGATCATCGCCAGCGCCCAGAGCACGGTGATCGGCCGGGCGTTGCGCGCCAGCGGGCTCTCGGATGCGGCATCGGCCTTCATCACCTCGGCCATGGCCCGGCCGAGATCGGCCTGCTGCTCGATCAGCGCCCGCTGCAGCTCCAGCTGCACCTGCAGCCGCTGGCCCGCGTCGGGCAGCACCTTCTCCAAGATCGGGCCGAGCGCGCCGAGCAGCGCCGGAAGGAGGGCAAGGAATCCCATGATCAGGCACCCGTCTGCATGTTGAGCGTCTGCATGTTGAGGCGGATCGCGTCGCGCAGCCGCAGCCACCAGGATTCGGGCGCCGCGTCCGCCGTGCCGGTCATCGGCGCGAGCGGGTCGGGCCGCGCCGGCGCGGCGGGGACCGGTCCCTCCGGCGCGCGTACCGGTGCGGGATCGCCCCGGCGGGCGTAGACGGTGCCGTAAGCGGATAGCGCCGCCTGATCGCACTCGCCCTGCCGGCGCGCCAGGATCGCGGTCGGTCGGTCCCACAGCAGGAAGGCCTCGACAGCGCGCGGCAGATCGCCGGCATTGGCCAGGCGCACGAGGCTCGCGTGCGCGAAATTCGCCGGGCCGATGTTGAAGCACAGCGAGCAGCAGGCGTCGAAGAACGGCTGCGGCACCGGCTTGGCCAGCGCAGCGCGCACGGCCGCGACGTAGGGCGCGAGATCGGCGGCGAAGAGCGCGTCCGCCTCCGCCTGGGTGAGGGTCAGCCCCTCGGTTACGGCGGGCGGGCCGGCGGCACTCGTGTGACCCCGACCGATCGTCCAGACGCCGACGCTGTCGCGGTAGGCGCGCAGCCGGCAGCCTTCGCGCGCCGCCAGAGCCGCGCGTCCGAACGGTGAGAGGTCCATGAGAGACTCCTGTCCAGGCGCGGCCGCGCCCAACAGCGGGGCCCGGACTTCAGCGTTTGATGAGAACCGCGGCTCTACCGGCGGCTGGGGGCGATCACGGCAGCTGTCGTGCGCCGAAGAAGGAATCGGCCGCAGCGACGTAGCCGTCGGCGCCGGTGAACCGCACGAACACCTCGACGGTGTCCTTCGCAGCCAGCTTCAGGATCGACGCGAGATTGACCGCGCTGACGCCGTCGATCAGCGCGCCGGTCGCAGCGGCGCGCCCGCGCCCCGCCGCCGCGCCGTTGCGGTAGAGCTGCACCTCGAGCGCCGTCGGCGCGCTGGACCCGTTCCGCTTGTAGGTCAGCGCGACGTCGAAGCCGTGCAGGCCGGCCTCGAGTGCGACGAAGCGGTTCTTCGCCGCGTCGAACGCGCCCTGGTCGTTGCTCTCGGTGGTGTTGAACTGGACCTTCGTCCAGGCATCCGCGGGGACGTAGTTGTCGAAGTTCGTGGACGCGGCGGCCTTGGCGAAGTTGGTGATCCGGCTCCAGGCGGCGCCGTCGTGCCATCGAAGCGCCGTCAGGGTGCTGTCCGCGTAGATCTGGCCCTGCGCGCCTCCCGCGGGCTCTGCGGACAGCGGCTGCAGCTCCAGCGCGCCGCTGCCGCGGACTTTCACCACAGACCGGCGGGTGGTCGTGCCCGGCGCAGTGGTCTGCACGTCGAGACAGGTGCCCTGCGCCAACGCCGTGAGATCCTCCTCCGCAACGCCGAGCAGCGCGACGGCGTCGGCCGTGTAGGCGCCTCCAGTGTGGTAGCCGGCCCCGAGCAGGCCGAGGAGTGTGTCGGTCGCCTTGAGCGGAAGCGGCGCGCCTGGCGCGCCGCGCGCGGCCCGGGCACGGCAGTTGGCGACGGGCCCGTGATTACCGGCGGCATCGACCCCGTAGGCGTCGAGTTGCACGGCGAGCCTCGCGCCGAGACCCTGGACGTGCACCGGCGCGCCCGGATCGGTCACCCCCGACAGGCCGAGATAGCCCGTCGCCGCCGCGACCGTCATGGCCGTCCGGAAGGCCGCGCCGTCCGGGCTCGTCTTCACGGTCAGGTCGTCGCTGCCGAGCGTGCCGAACAGGACCCTGCTGGCGTAGCCGGTCTGGAGCACGAGGCCGGCATCGTTGGCCGCAGCCTTCTTGTTGAGGGTCAGGCGCATGTTGCCGGCTCCCGGGGTGACCTCGTCCCACGAGAGCAGCGCGGCCTCGGACTTCACCGCCAAGCGGTTGGTGGCGTCGGCGGCGGTGTTGACGCCCAGGGCCGGCACGCCGCCCTTCAGGTCGCCCGCGGAGACGGCTGGGTGGCCGCCGGGCGTCACGCCGTCGTGGACGACGAGGCGCCAGTTGGTGGTGTCGACGACGAACTCACCCGGCCGGCCGACGAAGGTCGCGAGGAACGACCACGCGTCCCGCAGCCACTGCGTGCGCACGCTCATGACGAGGCGAGCCCCAGATCGAGGAAGTTGGGATAGGGGTCGGAGGCGAGGCCGAAATCGTCGCTCCGGGTGGCGGCCTGCGAGGCGAGCCCCAGATCGGGGCCGCTGCCGACGGCGAGCGTCTCGGCGACCGGACCGAACCGGCCCGAGCCGATCGGCGTCACCGTGTAGGGCGTGCACGTCGCGAGGTCCTGGGCCGCGCCGCCGAAGATGTTGAACGCCTGCAGCTTCACGGTAAGCGGCGTGCCGATGTAGGCCGCCGGCACGCTGTAGCGGAACACTGCCTCGTCGAGCCGGGTGAAGGCTGTCCCGGCCGGGTGCGCGCCGGCCGGCGAGCCGGAGAGACCGCGCTCCAGATAGGTCAGGGCGTAGACGTGCGGCGCGGTGAGCGTCGCGGTGGCGAAGGACACCAGTTCCTGGCCGACCAGGGCGAGGGTGACGCCGTCCCGTGCGTCCGCCTCGCTGGCCGAGGCGAGCGTGCCGCCGGACCGGCTGAGATCGACCGCGAGCGTGCTGGCGCGGTCGGGTTTGGGCCCGGCCGGCGCGGGCAGGTCCGCGGCGAGCACGCCCTGGCGGGCCGCGTCCGTGATCGTGCCGATCTCGACGAAGCTGGCACCGTCGCGCGAGACCCAGACATTCGCCCCGCCCCAGTATGGGTCGGCATTCGCGCCGGAAGCCGCGATCCAGACCTGCGCCACGCCGGCCGTCAGCGCCGCGGGCGGCTCGAAGATCAGCGGATCGTTGACCGGCGCGGGCGCCCGGTCGCGATCGACCGCCGATCCGGTCGCGCCGACCGCCGGATAGGCCGCAGCAGTCGCGGTCCCGCGCGGGAACTCCTCGGCCGTGACGGTGAGGAGCCCGTCCTCGTCCTCCTCGATCGCCGTGATGCGCACCGGCGCCCGCGCGAGCCCGAGCCCCGGATCGGTCAGGGTCACGACGTCCATCGGCTCCAGGAGGCAGAACTCCCAGGACAGGCGGAACGTGTAGGTGTTGCGGATGTAGAGCGCCCGCTGGAGGGCGAGCTGCGCCACCAGCCGACCGATCGAGAGCGCGCAGATCTCGCGGGCGGTGATGGTCCCCCCGACCTTCAGGCCGTAGCGCTCGATCGCGCCCTGGTCGCGCGCCTCGACCGTCGTCGCGGTGTAGCCGTGGCTGCGATCCGAGCACTCGACCCGCTGGACGTTGGGCAGGCCGTAGGGATCGCTGCGCGCGACCCGCACCGGATCGTCGCCCTCGGCGGCCAGGACGTCGTCGTCCGTGAGGTCGTAGACCGGCGCGACGTCGGGCACGTAGGTGACGCTGGCGCCGGTGTGGGTCACGCCGGTCACGACCTGGTCGCCGTAGGGGACGATCCTGAGCCGCGCGCCCGACCACACCGCCGCGCTGTTGGTCAGCCTCAACCACCGCGCCAGGATGGAATTGGCGGTCTCGGCGTCGGTGAGCGCCGGGCTCAGCCCGAGCCCGAGGGCGGCGCAGTAGGTCTGGTAGGAGCCGTCCCCCGAGGCGCCGAACAGGGCCGCGCCACTCAGCGCCGAGGCTGGCAGACCGACGCCGTACTGCGCGTTGGTCAGGACGTCCGAGATCAGCGCGGCCGGGTCGGCATCCTGCCCGAGCGGCCCGGCGGTACCGGCGAGCCGCCCGACGACCTCGAAGGCGATCGAGGAGATCGTCGCGCTGGAGCCTAGGTCGAAATAGGGCGAGGCGAGGTAGGCGGTGCCGTTGTAGGGCAGCGCGGCGGCCGGGTAACGCGCCAGCGCCGGCCCCCAGGGCTGCTGCGGCGTGTCGCCGGGGATGAGGCTGAGGAAGTTGGTCGGGAAGGGCGTGACCGACTGGCCGCTGAACACCTCGCCGATGCCCTGGACCGGCCCCTCGGCGAGGCCGAACATGATCCAGGTCGAGTAGGTGTAGCCGGTGACGCCGTGGCGGCCGCCGCCCTTGCCGCCCGCCTTCTTGCCGCGCTGCGCGTGGGTCTGGAAGCCGTCGGACCAGATGACGTTCGGGGCGATGCGGGTGGTCCCGTAGACGATCGGGATCGGCAGCGCGCTCGAGGCGGTCTGGACCTGCAGACCGGTATAGTCCGGACGGACGGTCCGCTTCTTGCCGCCGAACAGGCTCATGGCAGCCTCAGACCGGATCGGCCTCGGCGGTCGCGCGAGCGGCCCAGAGGCTGAAGAAGCGGGGGTGCCGGCCAGGCTCGGCGAGGACGGGATTGCGCATGATCGGCTCCTCGATCACGGCCTGGGCCGGCGAGAAGGCGTGCACCAGCGTCAGCGGCGCGGTCGCCGTGACGATGCCGCCGTGGGCGTAGGCGCGGCCATAACGGAACACGACCACATCGCCGGGCTCAGGCCAGACGACCTCGGCGGCACGATCGAACACGAAGCCGAGGTAGCGCTCGTCGTCGCGGTGGAGGTGCCAGTCCTGCGGGTAGGGGCGCGGGTCGAAGGCCGGCACGAGGCCGGCATCGACGAACACGCGCACCAAGAGCATGCCGCAATCGACGCCGACACCGCGCAGGTCGGCGCAGGGGTGGTACGGCGTGCCGATCCAGTTTCGGGCCTCACGCACGAGGCGGCGGCGCCATTTGTCTTCAGCGAGCATCCGAAGCCACCCCAGCGCGCTTCATCCGCAGACACGTCGCCTCACGCCGAGCCCGGCTCGCGGCGAGACAGCTCCGCATCGGCGGTTCAGAACGGACTCTCGGTCCCGACTCGGTCCGTTCACTCAGAGCGAGGTACTGCTGGTACGATTTCTTGCGGCGAGCCGCAGAGAGGCGGACAGCGGAGAATTGGCTGAGGCCGGCCGCGAACGGCTCATCATCCTCGGAGAGGCAGCGCGGGGGAGGCGACGACCGAGTGCCGTCCCATACCGGCCGGACCGGCAGCATTGTAGTATAATCGCTTCGAAACTCCGCAATTTTTGGTTGTCTTTGCCGCCGATCGTCGGCCAAACGGAATGGATCGTTCACTACAATAGTTCAGAGGCCAACAATATGTTCCATGCATTCTGCGTTTATGCCCACTTCCTTCGCGTATGTGTTCAGAGATCAGATGGCTGGCTTCGTCCTGGCGGCGACCGTCATCTGCTATCTTAGCGCTTGGCTCCTTCTGCACTTCCTCCAGCAAGCGGAGAGTGCGGCGGAAGATGAGAGGAAATGGTGGCTACTCGGGACGGCGATTGTTGGCGGGATCGGGGTTTGGACCACCCATTTCGTTGCGATGCTCGGATATCGTACTGATCTGGTCCTGAACTACGACGCGGCGAGGACGCTCGGCTCCGTAATCGTAGCAATTGTCGCGGTCGGTGGTCCGCTCGCGTTATCGGCACTGTGTGGACGACCGTGGACGTGTGCCGCTGCCGGCGCGCTGTCTGGCTTGGGCATCGCAGCCATGCACCTGATCGGCATGGCTGCTTTGAAGGACTGCACACAGGCGCATTCACCAGCCCTCGACATCGTCGCTGGCCTTGTCGGCGCCACCTGTATGGCGTCGGCTCGGACTGCGGCACGACGCGCCTACAAGCCCTTCGTTACGGTTTCTCTCATAGTTGCAGCTGTTTGCGGCACGCACTTCGTATCTATCGCCGGCACGGAGCTGATTGGATCGTCATCCGATCAATCCATCCCAATCATGCAGCTACAGCTCGGCGTCCTCGCCGCGACGGGGGCGGCCACTCTCCTGTTCGGAACTCTTCTGGCTCTACTGGTTGCGAGGCGCTTCGAAGGTCAAGAAATAACACACGCCCGGATACTCGCGACCACGCTTCAGAATATGTCCAATGGCATTCTGAAAGTATCGAAGGCGGAGGTCGTCGAGCTCTACAATGAAAAGCTGTGCATCATGCTCCAACTGCCACCTGGTGCAGTGATGCGTGGCATGACCTTATCGGCCTTTTTGCAAATGACCGGCAGCGCCAACGGCTGGGACCAGCATCGCATCGGTCGGGTGATCGCAAATCATCGAGCATGGATGGCTCGAACCGCGGAGACGCTCGTGGAGCACACATTCGACGATGGGCGCATCCTTTCTATCGTTTGCCAGCCCACCGCGGATGGCGCCGTCTTAACCTTCGACGACGTTTCGAGGGAGAAGCGAGCGCAGCAGGAAATCCTGCATCTCGCTTATCATGACCCTTTGACAGGGCTCGCCAATCGGCGATCGCTTATCGAGCTTATGGACCAACTACATTCGTGCGATACCCCATATCAATTGCTTCTGATTGATCTCGACCGCTTCAAGGCCGTGAACGATACCTTCGGTCACGGAATAGGGGATCGCCTGCTCGCCAAAGTTGCGGAACGGCTGCGGATACAAGCGGGCGGCGCAGACTTCGTGGCGCGACTCGGCGGCGACGAGATGGCGATGATTGTCCGATCGGATTCCGATTCGGCCGCACGGCTTGCAGAAGACATCATCGCCGAGATCGAAAGGCCGTACGCGCTCAATGATTGCGCCGTTTCCATTGGCTGTAGCATTGGCTTGAGCGGATGCGAGGATGGGTCGAGCCCTGAAGAGCTGATGCAGCGGGCCGACATCGCTCTCTACGAGGCAAAACGCCGTGGCCGAGGACGTGTGGCGCGCTATGCACCGGGCATGATTGAGGCCGTGGCCGAGCGACACGCTCTGGAGCACGATCTTCGGCTCGCCTTGGCCGAGCAGCAGTTCCACTTGGCCTATCAGCCGATCATGATGCTCTCCGACGACACCATCGTCGGTTACGAGGCGCTCATCCGATGGCAGCACCCGACGCGGGGTTTCGTATCACCCGCCGACTTCATTCCTCTGGCCGAGGAGACCGGCCTCATTCTGTCGATCGGAACCTGGGTGTTGAACGAGGCTTGCCGGCAAGCAACGCTCTGGCCCGTCCATCAGCACGTCGCCGTCAATGTATCGGCAATCCAGTTCCGCTCCCCGCTGCTTCTATCGCAAATCACGTCGGCGCTCGCCGACAGCGGATTGCCCCCTCACAGGCTGGAGATCGAACTGACGGAGACGGCGCTGGTCGAGGACGGCCCTCAGATCGCGCACACACTCTCCGCTTTACGCCAACTCGGCTTGAAGATCGCGATGGACGATTTCGGAACCGGGTATTCTTCGCTTGCTCATCTGCGCGATCTACCCCTGGATCGGATAAAGATCGATCGCAGCTTCGTCTCGGACGCGCTCAACGACAAACACTCGATGGCAGTCGTCAAAGCGGTTACACAGATGGGAAGTGATATGGGAATCCTTACGATCGCCGAAGGAGTCGAGGATGAGGGACAACTTGCATTTCTCAGACGAATTGGCTGCAATGCGGTCCAGGGCTATCTGATCGGACGGCCGGAGCGTCAGATAAATGCGCGTCTGCCTGCCGCGGCGATTTGACGATTGAGTGTCAATCTCCGTGATGACGAGTCAAGGAAGCAGCGGAACTGCTTCCGACGCGCATGCGATCAGACCGAGGGGCACGGAACCTGAAGATGGTTCGTCAGGCAGGACTGGGCTCTTCGGGCTCCATCACTTTGACTGAGATGCTGGAATGGTCTGCTCTGCCGTCGATTATCTCGATCATGCGGGCCTGATTGCGACCACGGCGCTTCGCCTCGTAGAGCGCAGCATCTGCGAAGCTCAGCCACTCGGCTTTGGTCGCCACGGACTGGCGGTCGGCATACAGTAGCCCCACGCTCACTGTCACGATGCCTAGGGGACTTAGCTCATGAGGCAGCGCCAGAGCTTCGATTGAGCGCCGGCAACTGCGAGCAACATCCAGCGCGCGAGTCTTGTCGATCCCGATCAAGACGATCGCGAATTCTTCTCCTCCTATCCGGAAGGCGATCCCGCCAGCGCTCGCTGCACACAGCGCAAGCTCTGCCCCAACGGTTCTCAAGACTCGGTCGCCAGCCGGATGGCCGGAATGGTCGTTGAAAGCCTTGAAGCGATCCACATCAATCAGCGCGAGCGCGAACCGCTCACGTGATGTGCCACCCTCCAGCTCAGCGAGCCTCTGATCGAAATGGCGGCGATTGGGAATACCCGTCAACGCGTCCGTCAGCGCGAGGGCCGCGAGCTCTGCCTCCGCGGCCGCCCGCCGTCGCAACTCGATGCGCAGCAGTTGGAGAAGGCACAGCAGCGCGATAGCGAGTGTGCCGACAATCAGGACGATCGCTGTTGCTCGGGCGTGCCACTCCGAAGCGATCGTGCTGAGCGGGATCGACACGACGACGTGCATCGGCAGCGTCCCCACCCGATGAGCCACGTGCAGGGCCTCCGCACCTGCAAGGGGGGAGATGAGGCTGATATGATCGGCCTTCGCGATCGCCGAGAGCGTCTGCCTATCGAGAGGATCAGCGGCCGGGTATTGGACGGGTATCTGCCCGCCTCCGGCCGATGAGCTGTCCTCGAACAGCACGGTGATCTTGAGGTTGAGATTGCGATTGAGACGAGCGAAGACCGCCTCGAAATACGCGAGTTCGATCGCTCCGACAACGACGCCGGCAAAAGCTCCGTCCGCGTATGAGAAGCGCCGGCTCAATGGGATCATCTCACGACCACTGACCCGTGTGCGCCACGGTCGACCGACATACAGGCCAGCGTCCCGGTCGCGCTGAACCTGGAAATAGACGCGATCGGCACCGTTGAGCCTGCGCGGCACCAAGGATCCAGAGTCGATGAACGCGTTCCCCTGCGCATCGAGGACGAAGATTGCCCCGTAACCTGAGGCTGTCGCCGCTCGATCGAAAAGGGCAAGGTGCCGAACTTGTGGCGAAACGCCCTCAAGAATTGGATTTCGCAGCCGCTCTGCCACTGCTTGCAGCGACAGGTCGTAGAGCTCGAAATCACGGGTCAAAGTGCGCGTGAGACTGTCCAGCAATGTCTCGGCGCCTATATTGGCCTGCTGCCAAGCCGTCTTGCGTAGTCCCGCGACGGCCAAGCCTGCGCATCCGCACAGCACGGCAGTCACAGCCACGCCGGCCGCAATCAGGAGGCGCGGCGAGGCGGCGAGAACGCGGTTTTGACGGACTGGTGGCATCACGCCTCATAATCTGTGATACGAGGCAACAACATATGTTGTAGGAGGTTAAGCCGCTCCTACCATGTCGTGTAAGTTGTATTCCAAAGCGTTGAGTTGCAGGCACTTCTAGTACCTCCGAGACAGTACCGAGGCCTTTGGATCAGGCATTGGGTTCAACCCATCAGAATGCAGCCTCGGGCGTCGGCACGAACGGGAAGCCGCGGAAGTTGGCCTCGTTGCCGAACTTGGACCGGCACATCGCGAGGGTATGGTCGCAGCCCTGGTAGGCCGTGAAGCTGTCGCCCGGGGCCGGCAGCGCCGGCAGCGGGTAGGTGAGCGTCAGGCCGTTCTCATCGGCCAGCTTGATCGTGGCCGAGACCCCGGTGTTGCCGCCCGACGTGAACGTCACCGTCCCCTGCGTCAGCGCCTCGCTCGCGCCGGCCCAGGGGATGAACGTCGCGCTCGCCCCGTCACCGACGGCCCCGGCCGAGGCGTAGGCCTGCCGCACGAGGCGGCAGCCGGTGTCGTAGAGCGTGTGGTTGCAGGTCGGCTGCCAGACGTTGCGCGGCAGGTCGATGTCCAAGAGCGTCAGCTCGCTCGCCACCGTCAGGGTCGCACCGGTGCGCCCGATCTGATCCACGCTCGCCAGGCGCCCCGTGAACAGCGTCACGCCGCCGATCGGCGGGGCGTCCCAGGCGGTGAGGAAGGCCCGGTCGCGCCGGATCGTGCAGCCGTCGAACACGCCCTCGCGCAGCGCCACGAGGAATGGGACGCCGCCCACCGTGTCGGTCGGGCGGGCCGAGACCGTGATCCGCTGCTGGTCGACGTCCAGGCCGGTGGTGCAGCGGTAGCGCAGTCCGTCCACCAGCACGCAATCGGCGCGGTAGGTGGTGCCGCTCAGCGCGATCGGGACGTCAGCGTCGGTGTAGGCGAGGATCAGGCCGGACAGCAGCGTGAAGGTGAAGCAGTCGGCCATCAGCAGCCGCTTGTCGGCCCGCCCGCGCATCTCGGCGAGGTAGGCCAGGAGTGCGGGATCGGCCGGCCTCACGTCCGCACGCTCCGGAACTTGACCCCTTCCGCCTTCCACAGCCCGGCCATGACGTTCTCGAAGTCCTGCACGTCGTCGAGGAAGCGGCACAGGTAGGCGAAGCTGAACGCGGCGCCGATCACCGCGCCCGCGGCCGGCGGGGTCGGCAGCACGATCCGGTTCGGCGTGGCGAGGCTCCAGCCCTCGGCGGCCGCGCCGTCGACGGTGACGGCGCGCAGGGCGGTGACCCAGCCGACCGGCTCGGAGAAGCCGCCGAGCGTGCGCAGCGCCGGGAAGGCTAGCGACCGGCCGTCGCCGATCCCGATCGCCTCGGCCGTGACCGCGCTGTCGGTCGGATCCGTGTAGAGGAAGGTGCCGAAGCGCCCCTGGCACCGCAGGAACAGGCCGAGCAGCGCCTGCAGCGAGTTCACGCCGAGCCCGGGGAAGGCCGAGCCCGAGGCGAGCCCGTCGAAGGTCACCTCGAACTCCCACAGCGGCGCCGCGTACAGGCTGGCGCGCACCTCCCGGCCGGAGACGTGCGGGGCGAGCCGCGTCGCGAAGGTCGGGCGCTTGTGCACGGACCAGCCCTGGCCCGGCAGCGCGGGGAAGGCGGGCGGGATCTCGCTCACCCGCGCACGCTCACGAGCCGGAAGGCTTGGGTGGCGAACAGCAGCGCCATGAACCCCTCCAGGTCCAGATCGTCGTCGGCGAAGCGGCAGAGCAGGCTCGATCCGGCCCCGAGCTCGGGCGGCACGGCGACGTGGAACGGCAGGGCGCGTCCGGCGACCGCGCCGTAGAAGCCCGCGAGGCGCTCGAAGTCGCCACCCAAGCCACTCGCGGCGAACTCGCCGACGGCCAGGACGTCGTAGGCCAACTCGATCTCCCACGTGGGCAACCGTACGCGCGCCGCCCGCGCCTCGCGGCCCGACACGCGCGCGGCCGCGCCGGTGCGGAACACGGGCGCGTAGCGCACCGACCACGCCCGTCCGGAGAGCGCCGGGAACGTCGGGTACGGCCCCGGCGCCGGCGCGGGATCGCGCGGCGGCGGCGGCAGCGCCGGCCCCTTGCCGCTGACCCACAGGCCCGCCGGCCAGTTGAGGGTGTCGCCCCAGACGTCGGACCGCAGCGGGAAGGTCGGGAACGGCCGCGCGTCCCAGTTCCAGACCGCGAAGAAGGCCGTCTGCAGCATCGGCAGCCCGGCGGCCGAGACCTCGTTGTGGCCGTCGCGGTACCAGTACTCGTAGACCGCCCGCAGCGCCATCGCGCACAGCGTGTCGTCCCGCCGGGGCGTGTAGGTCGCCCCGTCGGCGCTGTCCCACACCGACCAGAACGCGGTGAAGCTCTCCGTGCTCTTCGGGTCGTAGAACACGTTCGGCTGGTTGGTCGCGCGGTCGATCGAGCCGAAGCCGTACTCGACGGTGGTGATCGACTTCGATTGCGGCACCCAGCGCGTGACGGGCCCGCGCGGCACCCAGCCCTGGCCATCGCCGGTGTCGTAGACGGCGCGGTGCGGGTTCTTCCACCACCAGCGCAGCTGCTTGTTCGCCAGGATCTCCTGGCCCGGATAGTACCGGCTGCGGGTCTGGGTCACGCGGTCGCCGGTCGGCCGGGACACCTGCTGATCCGAGCCGAGCGGGTCGAGGCCGATCCCGAGATTGTCCGAGTCGACGTAGAACCAGTCGTACTTCTCGCCGCCCTCGATGTTCCGCTTCAGGTAGGCCATCGAATAGAGCGTCGGCTCGCCCGAGAGACCGAGGCCATTCATCGTGTCCGGCCCGGGCGGCCAGCGGCTGCGGTCGGGCGCGGGCGCCGCCCAGTTCGCCGCGTCGAGGCCGCCGCCCGCCGTGGTCCAATCGGACAGCGGCAGGTAGTTGTCGAAGGCCACGAGGTCGATGCTGTCGCGGCCGTAGAGCTGGTCGAGATGCGGCCACTGGCCGGCCTCGCCGGGGTGCTGCACGCCCATCCACACCGACCAGTCCGGCGAGTACGTGATCAGGTTGCGCAGGGCCGCCGCGTCCCGGGTCAGGCCGGCGGCGTCGAAGATCGCGCGCACGTCGTCGGCGAGCCGCCCGAGCCCGTCGACGAAGGGGTAGTCCCAGGTGACGGTGCCGTCGGCGCCGGTCGTGCCGGCCCGGGTCCAGCCCGGCCCGCGGATCGCCTCCAGGCCGCGCAGCTCGGAGCCGAGCAGGAACAGGTCGACGCCGCCGGCGAGCACGCACAAGTTGGCGCAGTGCAGGATCATCCGGCGCAACGTGTAATCGTCGGCCGGGCCGGCATAGTCGACCGTCAGCCGGTCGGGGTGGCGGGTGAACTGGGACGGCTGCGCCGGCCCGAGGATCCGGGCGACCGTCGCGGCCGCGGCCGCTGTCCCGTCCGCGTCGAGCCCGATGCGCCCGCGCCACGGGAAGCCGGCGCAGTCCATGAGCAGGAACGGGTAGAACACGACGCGGTAGCCGCGCGCCTTCAGGTCGCGCAGGCAGCGCACAACAGTCTGGTCGGACGGGGTGCCGCCGTAGACCGCATGGCCGTCGACGGTGGTGATCGGGATCAGAATCGGGGCGCCGCCCGGACCCCGCGACAGCTGCGTCAGGCCGGAGACCTGCCAATTCTCCTCCACGGGCTCGGGTCCGTCCACGCGCTGGAACGAGCCGTCGATGTAGATCGTCGACGGGTAGATCCTGCACACGCGCGCGTCGACCGAGGAGCCGAACCACGCGACCAGCAGGTTGACCGTAGTGCAGCCGGGCACCTGCTCGGCCAGGGCGTCGAGGGCGAGGCTGTAATCCGTGCGCCCCGAGCCCGGCGCGGCGTAGGTGTTGATCGGCTTGAACGGCCGCTCGGCCGCGGAGGGCGGCCAGCGCGAGGCCCGGTAGGGCAGCGGGTCGTAGCCGAACTCCCCGGTCGCCGGCAGCAGATTGAAGCCGGTGATGGTGTCGATCACGGCGCAGCCCGGCCCGTTCAGCCCGGTCCCAGCCGCGACAGGCCGAGATGCGCACCCTGCCGGACCGCCTGGTTGATCGCCCGCATGAGCGGGCGCGAGTGGTTCTGGAAGAAGTCCGCCACCGAGGCGCCATCCACGGCCGAGACGTTGATCTGGGTGGTGTGGTTCAGCGCGAGGCTCGGGGCCGGGCTGCCGCCCATGGCCGCGCGCAGGGCGCCGGCCGGCCCCGCCGGCACGATCATCTCGCCCTTGTGCACCTGGGCGACCATGTCGTTGGGCAGCGACCACGCGCCAACCGCGAAGGACGGGATCGCCGCGGCGGCGGCCGCCACCGTCGCCTCGCCGGCGGCCGCGGGGCCGACCGCGGCGGGGCCGAGCACCGGCGACAGGAAGCCGAAGATGCCCGCGAAGGTCTCGGAGGCCGAGGCCATGATCGACTTCACCATCGCGCCCGCCTGCGTGGCGAAGGCGGAGGCCGCGCCGGTCTCCTCGGCGCCAGTCCGGGCGGCGACGCCCGCTGTGGTGGCCGCCGTCTTGGCGACCTCGCCCGCCTGGTGGGCCGAGACGCCCGCGAGCCAGTCGGCGATCAGCTTCACCCGCGCCTGGACGTAGCTCTGGACGATCGACAGCGCCGTGCTGCGGGCGGCCTGGGCGATCGTGGTCTGCCCCTGGATCACGCTGAGGACGTTGCCGGTCAGCGTCGAGCCGATCTGCTCGTAGGTGCGCTTGGTGTCCTGGTACTCGGCCTTCTGCATCTCCCGCTCGGCCTGGGCGCGGCGGCTCGCCGATTCGGACGCGAGCCGGTCGAGCTGCGCCATCGCCTGCCGGTACTGGCTCGTGCCCTGGCCCCAGATCTCGGCGAGCTTGCGCTGGTGCTCGCGCTCCAAGTCCTCGATCTGCCCCAGCACCGCGCCGGTCTCGGCCTGGCGCTCCGCGAAGCCGAGGCCGCGCTCCTGCGCCTCCTGGCGCAGGTCGCGCATGCGGTCCTCCAGGACGCGCTTGGCGTTCTGGTAGGCCGTGTCCTCGGCGGTGGCGCGCTCCTGCGCCTCGGCCTGCTCGACCGCCCGGGTGTTGGCGATCTTCTGGGCCTCGAGCTGGTTCCACGCCGCGGTGCCGCGGGCATGCAGCCCCTGCTCGACGGTGAGCGCGTCGTTGAGGATGCGCAGCCGCTCCCGCGAGCCGGTCTCCATCTCGGCGGTCTGGAGGGTGGCCTCCGATCGGGTGAGCGCGACGCGCTTCTCGGCGAGCGCCGCCTCGCCCTGCGCGAGCCGGGTCTGGAGCGCCGTGCGCGCCGAGAGGTCGGTGGTCGCGTCGAGCTGCCGGCGCAGGGCGTCGTTGGCTCGCTCCTGCGCAGCGACCTCGTCGCGCCGCCCGGCGGCGTTGGCCTGCGCGGTGGCCAGCGCCTCGCGGTCGAGCGCGTTGCCGCCGGCCTGCCGGTCCGCGAGCTGCTGGCGCAGGTCGAGTTGCGCGCGCAAAGCCTCGGCGGTGGCGCCGCCCGCGATGTTGTCGGCCTCCTGATTGCGCCGCCCGGCGTTGATCCCGCCGTTGTCGCCCGAGCGCCCGCGGATCGCGGCGGCCAGCGCACCCTCGTCGCCGCCGCGCGCCGCGGCGGCCACGTCCCGCGGCAGCGAGCCGTAATTGTAGGCCACGGAGGTGAGCGAAGCCTTCGCCCGGTCGGACAGGCCCTGCCACGCCGCGCCCACCTGCGCGGCCGCCTCGGTCTGGAACGCCACGAGGCGGCGGGCGAGATCGCGCTCGGCATCCTCGCGCGTCGTGACGGTGTCGGCGGTGACCGGGCTGACGCGGCCGTCGGCGCCGGTGGTCGTGTCCGAGCCGTAGCCGACCCGGAAGCGACCGTCGTTGTCGCGGTAGGCCGCGCCGCTGAACCCCTCGAACTTGCGGATCAGCGCGGCGGCGTCGCCGGTCGCGCCCTGGAGGCGCTGGCGCAGCAGGTCGATCCGGCCGGTCGCCTGATCGATCCCGGCCTGGGCGGTGTTGCCGAGGAGGCCCGCGGTGGCGTCGGTGAGCTGCTCCGCGTTGAGCGGCGTCCGCGCCAGAGTGGCGTTGCGGCGCTCGATCGTCTCGAGCTGCTTCTCCAGCGCCTCGGTGACCCGGTTCGCCTCGTCGACCTGCCCGCGCAGGCGCGAGGCGAACAGGCCGGCGAGCGGGCCCAGGGCCGCGTAGCTCTTCAGCTGCTCCTGCAGCGACCGGGTCATCTCGTTGCCGTAGGCGCGGGCGCGCTCGACCAGGGCCGACAAGATGGCGGCCTGCATCTGGTTGGCGTTGCCGTTCTGGCGGGCGAGGTCGAACTGTGCGCGCAGCTCGCGCGAGACGCCGCCGAGCGCGGCAAGATACGGCCCGCCCGCGGCGGCGGGGTCGCGCAGCGCCCCGGTCAGCGCGGAGGCCATCTGCTTCGCCTCGTCCTCGGAGGAGGCCATCATGGCGATCAGCGAGACGATCGAGGCGTTGGCCGAGCCGGTGTAGCTCGGCACCGAGGCGAGCATGGCCTCGATCGCGGCCGCGCCCTGGTCGGTCATGCCCGGGACCTTGGTCAGCTCCAGCGTGAAGGCCTGGAGCATCCGGGTGGCGTTCTCGAAGCCGCGCGCCTGCGCGGCGGCCTGGAGCCGGTCCATGTTGCCGGCGGCCGCGATGGTGCGGCCCTCGACCTCCAGCAGGCCGGAGCCGTAGATCTGCGAGCCGCGCCGCCACTCCTGGAAGGCGCCGCGCTGCCGCTCGATCGCGCCGGTGAGCCCCTGCGTGGACAGGGCGGTGACGTCGAGGGCGCGCGAGGCCGAGAGCGCGTTGAAGGCGTACTCCACGAGCGCGGTGGCGCCGGACCGCGCCGCGGTCGCGGTAGCCGCGATGGCGGTGCCGACGGCCGCGTAGGTCCGGCCGGTCGCGCCGGACACGGCGTCGTCGGCTGCGCGCAGGCTCTCGTAGGCGGCGACCAGCGCCGCCACGGCGCGGGCCTGCGTGGCCAGCGTGGACGTGTTCTCGGCGCTGGCCTGGATCTGCCGCAGCGCCGCGTTGGCCGCGTCGATGGCCGCCTTCAGCTCGTCGTAGCTCTGGCGCGCGGTGGCGTTCTGGCCGCGGGCCGCCGTGGCGAAGCCCTGGATGGTGCCCTTGGCCTGATCGGCCGCCGCTCGGATGCCGCCCGCGTCGCCGCCGAAGCGGACCTGGATGTCGTCAGCCAT